TCAATAAAGCCATGCCGTTCGACATTGCCGCCAAAGTCCAGCAATAGGCAATCCGTTTTGCCTTCCGCTTTCCGCGTGCCACGGCCTGCCATTTGCACATAAAGACCGGCGCTTGCCGTGGCCCGCACCATCGCAACCAAATCCGTGCCAGGATGATTGAAGCCCGCAGTCAGCACGCCGATGTTAATCAGGCACCGCTTACGGAATGCTTTGAAGTCCGCAATCTTGTGCGTGCGGTCGGTTTTGTTATCCGCACCCGTCACCACATCCGCGTCAATGTCATGTTCTGCCATTTCGGCTTGGATCATTTCGGCATGTTGAACGCCGCTGGCAAATACCAGCCATGACTTTCGATCATGCCCAAATTTCACAATTTCCTCAACCGTGGCCCGCACTAATTCAGGATCGCTTGCCGCCATTGCAAGCTGGCTTTCAATGAACTCCCCGCCCCGCTTTCCGACGTTGGTTAGATCAATTTTGGCCTTTGCGCCTTTGCTGATGATCGGCGCAAGGTGGCCTTGGTCCATCAACATGCCAACGGGGATATCGTAAGCAATGCCGTCAAAAATAGCGCCTTCGCCCTTGTGCAAATACCCGCTATCCAGCCGGTAAGGCGTTGCGGTTAATCCAACGATCTTGACGTTCGGATTGCATTGCCGCAATTCATCAATAAACCGCCCGTATCGCGTGGTCGTATTTTGCGGCACTAAATGCGCCTCATCAATAATGACCAAATCAGGCGGCGGGATCATGTCTGGCGCACGTTCCCAGATTGATTGAATGCCCGCAAAAGTCACTTGCTTGTCAAGGCGCTTCTGCCCGATGCTGGCGCTGTAAAAGCCAAGATCAACGCCCGGTAGCATGTTCACCAACTCCTCGGCGTTTTGCAGGATCAATTCTTTAACGTGCGTCAACATCAACACCCGCGTGCCGGTATAGCCTAGCGCGTCCTCGATCAGCTTGGCCAAGATAAGGCTTTTGCCAGCGCCCGTCGGCGCCACGATTAGCGGATCACTTCCGCGCCCGTCCGCCCAATATTGATAAAGCGCGTCAATTGCGTCTTGCTGATATGGCCTAAGTGTGAGTTTCAAAACGGCACCCAATTCGCTGCAATTTCTGCACTGTTTTTCTCATTGCGAATTATCTCGCCGTCATCCGTCACATACTCGACCCAATCCGGCGATGCATCATGCACTTCCCACGGCATCGCATACGGGTTAAACAAATGCCCATCGCAGACCGTTCCGAATATCTTGCCCTTGGCGCATGACCATTTACCAACGCCATCGCGTTCTGGGCTTGCGTGCGCGCACGTTCTGCAATTAACTTCCGGCGGTTTTTTCATGTGGCACACTTGGCTGTAATCGCAAAACTTGCACATGAAATAAGATGGATCATCGCGCAGCTTAGCAGGCGGCTTGTCAGCAAATATGATGTTGTCAACCTTGGCCACCAATTGCAAAGCAAAAGCCGGATCGTATTTAATCCGCTCCATATAAATCGCATCGGTGTTTTTGTTCACGGCGATAAATGCGCATCGATCCAATTCCGCAAGATGCATCCCAATTTGACATTGAGCATAGTAAACGGGCTTTGTTGCCTCGCATCCTTTTGCCTCAAGCGCCTTGAAATTCTTGTCGTTCATGGTTTTGAATTCCAAAGTATGCGGCTTGCCGCTTTCCCTGAAACCTTCACCCACGCCGTCAAGGCTCAAAGCAAAATGCCCCGAACAAGCGGTGAAACGGATCTGCTTTCCGGTATCTTGGTCGCGGTCCCAAACCGTCACGCCAACCGCGCGCAGGTTAGCTACAATACGATCCTCCTCGCGGTCGCCCGTTTCAAACAAACGCAGCACCCGCCCGTCAAAGGTTGCGCGGTCCATATGGCGGAATTGATACCAAAGCGCCCGGCTGCATTCATTGCCGATCTGGCTGCCCCCAAGGTGAGGACGGTGCGCGTCTTTGCGCTGCGATTTGTAATGATCAAAAATCGCCTGCACCGTTGGCGGCGTGTTGAAAGGGTCAAGGTTCATTTCATTCTCCATTCATCCAGCACTAAGCCCCCGCAGGGGCTTAGGTCTAAATCAACGCTTCCAAGGCGGTGTTGATCCGCCGCCAGGCGCTGCGCCTGTTGCCGGTGCCGACTTGCCAACCTCGGCATATTCCGCAATCTCGTTGCTTGCGTCGTAGCCACCAGCCGCGGGCTTGACCTTGATCTTGACCATGAAAGGCTTGTCATGCAAATCAGCGCTTTGGCGCGGCGTCATAACACCAACAGCGCGGCAGATGCTGGACAAGGTGCGCTGCGCAATCTCAACCGCCGTGGCGTTGGGATTATTCAGGTTCAAGCGTTCAAAGGCTTTCCGCCCCGCATGATCCCCGTCAATGACCTCAACAGTCATTTGCAGATAGCTGCCCGTTTGCGCCTTTGTCGGTTTTTCCTCGCTTTCCGTGATGACGGCCTTATACCAGCCCGCCGGAATAGGTTCCCGGCTTTGTGCCGGGTCTACGTTGTTCGCGTCGAAACCATTCATATCCATGTGCGTTTTTCCTTTACTGCGCTACATATTTGTTAAAGGGGAAGTCACCGCCCAGATTGAACTGGATCGGCGCTGTGATGTTGTATCGGTTCTTGCTGATATTGCTTGCCACCGGAAAACAAATAATCTCGCGTTCGCCGCTACTGATTGCCCGTTTTTTGCCGCCTTCAGTCCCGCGCACGTTGGTCACAAGGCGAATAAATGCCACCATGTCTGCGTTGTTGCTGTAGTGATGCACGCAATCATACTGGCGGTTTTTGTGCAACTGAATTGTATAACGGCTGTATTTGTCCACATCCGGCAACTCCAACTCTTCGGTAGTCGCGTGGGCAATAAATACCACATTCATGCCGCAATCTGTCGCCAGATAATCGCAAGCTTCGCGCAATTCTTGGTGCCGCGCATCAAGCATCCCGAATGCTTTACCATATCCGCCATGCGCTGCAGCCATGTTTTTGCATTTTGGATTTGGCTCGCTGTCGATAATCTCCTTTATCGCCAGCTTTTCAAATTGCGTGATGCTGTCAATCACAACCGTCTTGCGGTCATGGTCGCCGCCCGCAAGCGCCTCAATTGCCTCAAATACATCTGCGGTCGATTTGGCAACCGGAAACAACATGGCATCTGGATGGCCGTCAAGGCTCGCCGTTCCATCTTCTGCCCGAATAAAAACCGGCTTCGGGAACATCGCGGCCAGCGTTGTTTTGCCCATGCCGCCCTCGCTAAACAGCGTGGCAATCAATGGCCGCGCTGCCGTCGGGCGCGATAGGCTTTGAAGGTTAATGGCCATGATTGACCCCCTTCATGTAAATCTTATTGCTAGTCATTTTTGAACTCCTCTTTCTAACAATTTGACACTAACAGCGTGTTGCATGAGTTGCAACACCTAATCTAGCCGCCAAGTATGAATAATTGACGGACGCCCACCGCCGTTTGGCTTTGACACCGCCCGATCAATAGGGAAGTCTTCGCAAACCATCGACAAAAGCCCATCCCGTTGCGGCTTGCCAAGGTTGCCAAGTCCAGGCACAACTTTGATCAATTCCGCCATCTTGAGGCCGTTCATGCCAGCCGACTTGATTGCCGCCGCAACCTTCTTGCGCAATGCATCCGTTTCGCCCTCTGCCATGTTGTCGGCCATCGACTGCACCGCCCGCTGCGCATAGAAATCCACATAGTCAATCGCCCATCGCATAGCCACTTCGTCCACATCATCCAAGCCCATGCTAACGGAAACGATCAGCGAAACCCGCATGGCCATTTCACGCGACCGGTTGAACATCGACGCAGCCGCTTCAAAACGTGCGCCGTTTTGGCGCTCGATCAGGATTGCCTCGTATTCATCAAGCAAGCGATAAGCGCTCGATGTGATTTCCATCTCGACCGGCACCGGCGGAAACTCCGAACCCTGATCCGTGGTGTTGCCGCCAGCGTTTGCAGATGCGCAAGCCTTGGCCCATCCGATCACATTGTCCGGCGGATCAATCCGCCGTGTGCGACGTGATGCGCTGCGCGGCAGGCGGCTTTCAACAATCAAAAAGCGGTTCAACAATCCGCTCGCCACATCCTTGCCGCTGATCGCGTCATAAAAGGTTTCTGGCGTGGTCATCGCCATGACAGTAAGGCTGGGGTTTTTAATCCTTACCTCGGTTGCCTTCTTTTGCGCATCCGTTAGCGCAACCGTTGAATAGCCTCGGTTTTGAATGATGTCCGTTTGCCGACCAAAGCATTCCATCATCATCGACAGCGCCTGTTGCTGGTTTACGCTCGCCCGATTGCCAGCCGCCGACAGATAATTGCCAAACTCATCAATCACGGCAATATGCGCAGGCCGTGCTTTCAATGCCGACAGCACGCCACCTTCCGACGTATAACCCGCCGGGCCAAGCAAGTCATCGAGGCCAGCCGCACGCAGCGTCTT